GGAAAGATTTTGATCAATTAGAAGTAGAAGGTTTTAAAAGAACTGGAGGTAAAAAAAAGTTTAAAACAAGAAAAGTAAGTAGAATTGAAGAAGATGGTTCTAAAACTATAGCATATACATTAGAAATAAATGGAGAAAATAAACTGCATAATTGGGAGGGTCCTGCTTTAATTAATAAAAGTCAAAAGAAAAAAGAATGGTATTTAAATGGAATCCAATATACTGAAGATCAACACAATGAAATTAAAAAAGCAGGAGAAGGATTACCATGGTATAAACAATCAGGATCAACAATAAAAACAGCAAGATTTTAGTATGAAAATAGGTTTATGTGGGACTATGAGTGTAGGAAAAACTACACTAGTAAATGCTTTAAAAAAAGAAGTTGAATTTAAAGATTATACTTTTAGAACAGAACGTAGTAAATATTTAAGTTCATTAGGAATACCTTTAAATACAGATAGTACATTTAAAGGACAACTTGTATTTGCAGCTGAAAGATCAGCTGAATTAATGCAAGAAAAAATGATAACGGATAGAACTATAATTGATGTTATGGCTTTTTGTGCTTTATCTGAAGCTATGAATATAGAAGAAAAAAATACTTTAAAAAATACTTTAAGCCATCTTATAAAAGAATATAGTATTATTTTTTATATAGATGATCTTTCTATACCTATAGAAGATAATGGTATTAGAGAAACTAATGAAAGATATAGAATATATATTGATGATAAGATAAAAGAAATAATAGGAGAATATAAAGATCAATGTATAATAATGCCTATATCTGGTACTACAGAAGATAGAGTTAATCGGATAAAATCTGTTTTAGATAATATGTATTAATATATGTCTCAACAAAATATAAAACAAATAATAAAACAAGAATACTTAAAGTGTGCTAAAGATCCTGTATACTTTATGAAGAAATATTGTATGATTCAACATCCTACAAGGGGTCGTATTCAATTTAATTTGTTTACTTTTCAAGAAAAAGTTTTAGGATTATTAAATAAAAATGAAAGAAATATAATACTTAAATCAAGACAATTAGGTATATCTACTCTTTCAGCAGGTATGTCTTTATGGTATATGTTATTCCAAAAAGATATAAATGTTCTTGTAATAGCAACAAAACAAGATACAGCTAAAAACTTAGTAACAAAGGTAAAATTTATGTATGAAAATTTACCTTCTTGGCTTAAACTTGGTTTTGAAGAAAATAATAAATTAGCTCTCCGGCTTAAAAATGGTTCCCAAATCAAAGCAGTATCAGCAGCAAGTGATGCTGGTAGATCCGAAGCTATTTCTTTACTAATAATTGATGAGGCTGCTTTTATTGAAGAAAATAGAATAGAAGAAATTTGGGCATCATCACAACAAACATTATCAACTGGAGGTAGAGCAATTGTATTATCTACACCTAATGGAACTGGAAACTTTTTTCATAGAATGTGGGTTAAAGCAGAAACAGGAGAAAATGGATTCTTACCTATTAGATTGCCATGGACAGTACATCCTGAAAGAGATCAAGCATGGAGAAGTCAACAAGAAGATGAATTAGGTCCTAGAATGGCTTCTCAAGAATGTGATTGTGACTTTACAACCTCAGGTAATACTGTTTTTGCTCCTGAATTATTAAATCATTATGAAGCCACTACTATATGCGATCCTGTAGAACGAAGAGGATTAGAAGGTAGTTTTCATGTTTGGGAATACCCTGATTACAATAGAAATTATATGGTAGTAGCTGATGTAGCAAGAGGAGATAGTCAAGATTATTCTGCTTTTCATATTATCGATATAGAAGAGTGCAAACAAATAGCAGAATTTAAAGCCCAAATAGGTACTAAAGAATATGGACATATGTTAGTAGCTGTAGCTACAGAATATAATAATGCATTATTAGTAATTGAAAATGCAAATATAGGGTGGAATACAATACAAGTAGTTATAGATAAAGGTTATAAAAACTTATATTATTCTCCTAAAGGAGATGCAGCAACAAATGCAGATGCTTTTTTAGCTAAAGGACATGATATAATAGATACAACCAAAATGGTTCCTGGTTTTACTATGTCTTTAAAAACAAGACCCTTAGTAATAGGAAAATTAGATGCTTATTTAAGAGAAAAATCAATTACACTTCAAGGTAAAAGAACAATGGAAGAAATGCGTACTTTTATTTGGAAAAATGGAAGAGCAGAAGCACAAACAGGATATAATGATGATCTAGTTATGGCTTTAGCAACAGCATGTTATGTTAGAGATACAGCACTTAAATTTGCACAACAAGGATTAGATATAACAAACGCTGCATTAAATAATTGGAGTAGAAGTACTCCTGCTATTTATACCAGTAGACCTGATGGAAAACAAGCAGGTTGGGTACAAGATATGGGAGATAAGGGCCAACAAGATTTGACTTGGCTTATAGATTAATATGTATTAGAAACAAACAATATGGCAGATACTAGTTTATTTTCAAGATTACAAAGACTTTTTTCAAGTGACGTTATTATTCGTAATGTAGGAGGAAAAAGATTAAAAGTAATGGACACAGGTAGGATTCAAAAATATGGAAACCTAGCTACGAATTCATTATATGATAGATTTACAAGATTACACAAACCTGTAGGATCCTCTTTACAGTATAATCCAACTCTTAATTATCAGTCAATGAGACTACAGCTTTATAGTGATTATGAAGCTATGGATCATGACCCTATTATAGCAGCTGCTCTTGATATTATTTCAGATGAAACTACAAGTAGAAATGAATATGGAGATGTTTTAAATATTAATTCTTCAGATGAAAATATTAGAAAAGTACTACATAATTTATTTTATGATGTTCTAAATATAGAATTTAATCTTCCTACATGGGTTCGTAATATGTGTAAATATGGAGATTTTTATCTTAAGTTAGAAGTAAGTGAAAAATTTGGAGTATATAATGTTTTACCCTTATCTGTTTATGAAGTAGTAAGAGAAGAAGGAACAGACCCAGAAAATCCTTCTTATGTTAAATTTTCATTAGATCCTAATGGTTTAGCTAGTGGGGCAACTAATACAATTAGAAGAGATCAATTTACTTTAGAAAACTATGAAATAGCCCATTTTAGATTACTTACAGATTCTAACTATTTACCTTATGGTAGGGCTTATTTAGAACCTGCTCGTAAAGTATTTAAACAATTGATGTTGATGGAAGATGCAATGTTAATTCATAGAATAATGAGAGCTCCAGAAAAAAGGGTATTTTATATTAATATAGGTAATACAGATGCAGATAAAGTAGAACAGTTTATGGCAGACACTGCTAATAAAATGAAAAAAACACCATACATTGACCAACAAACAGGTGATTATAATCTAAAATATAATATGCAAAACATTACTGAAGATTTCTTTATACCAATTAGAGGTAATGATGCTACAACTAGAATAGATACTACTAAGGGGTTAGATTATGATGGAACAACTGATATTGAGTACTTAAAAGCTAAAATGATGGCCGCTCTTAAAATACCTAAACCTTTCTTAGGATATGAAGAAGGAGTAGAAGGAAAATCAACATTAGCAGGTATGGATGTTAGATTTGCTAGAACAGTAGAACGTGTACAAAGAATTATAGAATCTGAATTAACTAAAATTGCATTAGTACATTTATATTCACAAGGATTTAGTGATGAACAACTAGTTGATTTTTCTTTAGAATTAACAACTCCTTCTATTATATATGAACAAGAAAAAGTAGAACTATATACTGCTAAAGCAACAGTAGCCCAAAATATGATAGATAATAAAATATTTAGTAAAGATTGGGTTTATGAAAATATTTTTGGTTTATCTCCTGATCAATATGATGTTGAAAAAGAAAATATGGTTACAGATGCTATGGCTAAATTTAGACTATCACAAATAGAAAATGAAGGAAATGACCCTACAGAATCAGGAATTTCATATGGTACTCCTCATGATTTAGCTTCATTATATGGTAATAAAAGAGATAAAGCAGTAGGACCTGCTCAAATACCAACAGGGTATGATGAAAAAGATCCAGGACGTCCTGTAGAAGATCCTAAAAATTACGGTTCGGATAAAGGAAATTTAAGTAGAGACCCATTAGGTAAAAAAGGATTAGAATTAGATAGCCCTGAAAAACAATCAGATGGTAATAAAGTATCTACCTTTGAAGCCGCTAAAGTTAAAAAATCTCTTCAAAAATTATTGAATAAAAAGAAACTTTTAAAAGAAGATGAAAAAAGTGGACTTTTATCTGAAAAAAATATTAAGCCTCAAGAATAAGCATATATTTATATCCGAATAAATTGCAATTTAAATGAAACAAAAACATTCTAAGTACAAGAATACTGGAATCTTATTTGAGCTCTTAACAAGACAATTAACAGCTGAAACAATATCTGGAAATTCCTCAAAGTCATTAAATGTTTTAAAAAAACATTTTAGTTCTAAAACAGAACTATTTAAGGAATATCAAATATATCATACTCTTACAACACAAAAATATAAAAAAGAAAGCCAAGCAACGATGTTAATTGAAGAGTTAATAAAAATTCATAAAACTTTAAATAAAGGTCAATTAAGAAGAGAAAAATATAATTTAATTAAAGAAATTAAAAATAACTATAATGTAAATGATTTTTTTAAAGCAAAAATAAATAACTATAAAGTAATGGCTTCTATTTATGATTTATTTGAAAATAAAAAATCTACTCCTACATCTATAGTAAAATCAAAATCTACTCTTTTAGAACATATAATAAAAAAACCACATGTTAAAAAAGAAAGTCCTGTTTTAGAAAACTATAATAAACAAGATAAATCTACTAAATTACTTACTTATAAAGTTTTATTAGAAAAATTTAATAGTAAATATAATAACTTAGAAGAAAACCAAAAACTATTATTAAAAGAGTATGTTAATAATGTTACTAATAGTCCTTCTCTTAAACTTTATATAAATGAAGAAATTAAAAATGTTAAAAAAGAATTAACTAAATATTCTAAAAAAGTTGAAGATAAAGCAGTAGCAATTAAATTAAATGAAACTAAAGATTTAATTCAACCTCTCCCTAAAAAACTATCAGTACAGGATGATAATGTTTCAAATTTATTGAATTACTATGAACTTATAAATGAATTAAAAACAATCCATGGCTAAAAAATTTGACATACACGAATGGCAACACAAACATCTCTTTGAAGCTGATGACTTTACTCCAGATTTAGAGGATGATGACTTAAAAAGATCTAAAGTCCAACAAATGATGGCTAAAGAAAAGCCAAAGACCCCTCAAAATGTTGAGAGAGGAACATTAAATAATACTATAGCAGATTTAGCAGAAATGTATTCATATGGTGAAATATTAGATTCATTAAAAGTGTTTTATACTGACAATGATGAACTACCCTTTGCTGACATGGCAAAAAAACATGCTAAAGAATTTAGAGATTTTTTAGATTCAGATGAAGAATTAGAAGAAGTTAATGTAACAGGAGGAGGCACTTCAATAGCTACAGGAACAGGACCTCAATATGCTACTCCTGGAGCATTTGCAAAAAATAAAAGTAAGTGGAAAAATAAAAACGCTGATTACGTTGAATAAAATTTAAAATTATGGGACATTTTAATTATAAAAAATGGGTATCAGATTATAAAAATGGTAAAAAGCTTTTTGAAGCAGGTGAAGAAACTATAAAAGGAATAGAAATGCCTGACATATCAACTTTAGCAGGATTAGCTAAATTCTTTTTAGATAAATCTAAAGAAATTAGAGATGGGCAATATACTAAAGATTTTACTTCTGCTGAAATTAATAATGTAGATGATTTAATAACATTAGTATTAGCAGCTGTTGGAGATGATAATGTAACAAACATAATTCAAAGATTAGAAGATTTAGTTGCTAAAAAAATAGATGATACAGGTGAAGAAACTCCATCAGATGAAACATCAGATAAATCAGCTGATTTCACTCCTTTAGATACAGATTTTAAAGATATTGAAATATAAAGAAATATAAAACTAAACCTTATGCTTTTAACAGAATATAGATCATTCAAAGTAAATAAACAAATAGCAGAACAGTCTATTAAAGAAAATAAACCTTTAATAGTTTCAGGGGTTCTACAAAGAGCAGAAGCTAAAAACCAAAACGGTAGAGTTTATCCTAAAGAAATATTAGATAGAGAAGTTCAAAATTATATTGATGGTCCTATTGCTGATAATAGAGCAATGGGAGAATTAGACCACCCTGAAAGTTCAGTAATTAACTTACAAAATGTATCCCATACTGTAAAAGATTGCTGGTGGGATGGAGATGATGTAGTAGGTAAAGTAGAAATCCTAAACACACCTGCAGGAAATATTTTAAAAGCTTTATTTGCTGCTGGTATTACAGTAGGTATTAGTTCAAGAGGCATGGGTTCTGTAGAAGAAAATTTAAATGAAGGAACCTTAGAAGTACAAGATGATTTTGAGTTACTTTGTTTTGACTTTGTTAGTACTCCGTCAACTCATGGAGCTTTTATGACTCCTCAAACTTTAAGTGAAGGTAAAATTAAATTACCAGAATATAAATATACAAACGTAAATAATATAATTAGAGATATTATATGTGATAATACGGGTGTATGTGAAATATGTTAAAGTAGTGAACAATTAATTGTTCATAACTTTAAAATCTTCCACAAAATATGTGGCTCTTCCAAAATCTATTTATACGTATCATTAACAATAAAGGTTACACAATGTAAAAACTCGAAAGAGATCAAAATAT